ATCTCCGCTTGGACGCTATTCGTATGGATAATGTCTCGCAAAAATGTAGCAATGTATAAAAAGATACTTGAGAACACTATCGACAACTATAAGAAAGAGATGGAAGTTCTGCAAGATAGTAACGAAAAAGAGAAAGAGCAGACTCAAGAAGCGCTCAGACTAAGAGACGAATCATTGGCGAGATTAGAAAAAGAGTTCGAGAACAGAGAAGAAGCACTTTCATTCGAGAAGAGGGCAAGATATTTAGAACTATTAGAAACTCTATCAGAAGACCCCGAGATGGCAAATAGGGCAATAGAGGAAGAGTTCGGATTTACTTATGAAGAATAGAATCGTTTCACAAATACTGGCAGTAACATTATTTTCAGCAACACCTGCGCTTGCCCAAGATGCCCCAAGATACACTCACTTGGACGAAGCCGAAGCTGCGCCATTCGCAGGAACCCTATTCAACCCAGCGGCAACCGCACAACTATTGACAGACAGTCAATATTCTTTTGAAGAGTGCGACTTGCGAGTTGAATACGAGATAGCGAGAACCACGGCAAATATGCAGTTCCAAATAGACAGTCTACAAATAAGTTATGATTCTCTTGACGAAAGGCACAACCTATTAATGGAAATCAAGAACGACGAAATAGACACCTATAGAGAACTTGCACTCGAACAACCAAACAAAAACAACCACTGGTGGATGGCAGGCGGTGTCGTCGCAGGAATAGGACTTACTCTGGGGACACTCTATGCAGCATCGGAAATAATGAAATGACTGATAATAAAGATCCAAACTACGAAGTAAAGGTAGAGAAAGCTATATCCGAGAAGTACGGAAAGGAAGCAGTTCAGCATCCGTCAAAGAATTGGGACGAGGAAAAAGAGCAGGATTACCTCGAACAATTGAAGGAACTCGCCCAAAAAGTAAAAAGATTGACTGAAAAGACTGAAAAAATGGAAGTCCAAGGCGTTTTGATATCAAAAAAACTACTTAATAAAGATAGCAATAGGGTTTGTTCTGTTTGCGATGTCTATTCCTTCGACAGAAGGGATGATGTCTATATGAGCAAGTTCGGTTGTTGCAACAAATGTCACATCCAATGGATTGAGGGCAGAGAACAACGCTGGACAGAAGGATGGCGTCCAAAAAAGGAAAACAAATAAAATGGCAACAGTTTTAGACATCGTACAAGGTATTTCACAAGCGGCAGCAAATGCACGCGACGGAGCACACGACGAACGTTTCGTCCCAGACGGCGAAGTAAAGAAAGTAGGATTGAAGAGGGAAGAGGGCGATGCTCTCACAGACTCTCGTGTCATCGACGGATTTGGTGTCAACCTTCACGGAAACCTACTCAACATTAACTATCAAAGCGACATTAGACTAAAAGACGTCTACGCTGGCGACATTGAGGCAGAAGTCGAAGAGATGATAGAGAACGTTGCAAGTTTCATCAAGAAAGAATACAAGAAGATAACAAAAGACACTCTAAACTTAACCGCCGAAGGTGAAGTTCAAGTAATGGTTCAAAACACTTCTCGCGTTCGTGCTTTCGTAAACGGCAACAAATCATACAAGGTTGGAAATCTAAGCGACGTTATGCCTGTGAGTGAAGCATCAGAGGACAGGCTTGATAAGTCAATCCGTGACTTCCTATCTCTTGGAAAGAATAAGTGATGTATAGATGTCGTTTCAACTTACAAAGAACGAAATACTAAAAGAGATACTAAAAAGCGGAAAAGATCCGACATACTTCATAACTAACTATGCGAAGATTGCCCATCCACTCGAAGGACTTCTTCCATTCAAACTTTACGACTTCCAAGAGGATCTCGTAAAGAACTTCAATGACCATCGCTTCAACGTAATATTGAAAGCACGCCAGTTAGGTATCTCAACCACAACTGCCGCCTACATCGCTTGGATGCTCCTGTTTCACAGAAACAAGAACGTCCTTGTCGTCGCAACTAAGTTCCAAGTTGCTTCTAACCTCGTCAAGAAGGTGAAGCACATTATGAAGAACTTGCCGCCGTGGATGCAAATAGCGTCAATAGACATCGACAACCGAGCATCATTCGTCCTATCAAACGGCTCAGAGATAAAGGCATCGGCAACATCAGCAGACGCTGGACGTTCTGAAGCACTCTCACTCCTCGTCGTAGATGAGGCTGCTCACGTTGAGGGAATGGACGAAATCTGGACAGCACTATACTCCACCCTATCAACAGGTGGACGCTGTATCGCCCTCTCTTCTCCAAACGGCGTTGGAAACTGGTTCCACAAGGCGTGCGTTGATGCACAAGCAGAAGAAAACGACTTCTTTATGACTACTCTTCTATGGGATGTGCATCCCGACAGAGATCAGAAATGGTTCGAGAAAGAGACAAAGAACATGTCTCGCCGAGCAATCGCACAGGAGTTGGAATGTTCCTTCAATATGTCTGGAGAGACAGTCATCCACGGAGACGAGATATCAAGATTAGAAAGCGAAATGACGGAACCCGAATACAGAGTAGGGTTCGATAGAAACATTTGGATTTGGGAAAAGGCACAACAAGAAAACAACTACCTAATAACTGCCGATGTCGCACGAGGCGACGGAAAGGATAACTCGACATTCCACATAATCAAGTTAGAGACTATGGAGATAGTTGCCGAGTATCAAGGAAAACCAACATTAGACACCTATTCAGAAATGCTATTCAGCACAGGAAAAGACTACAATAATGCAATGGTAGTAGTAGAAAATAACTCAGTTGGATACACAGTTCTTACAAAGTTGAAAGAAATGTGTTATACTAATATATACTACTCCATGAAGTCAACTCATGAGTATGTTCCACAGGTTCAAGCGGAAAACATGTCCAACACTGTCTTGGGTTTCTCAACAACATCAAAAACTCGCCCTATTATCATAGCAAAGTTGGAAGAGTTTATCCGCAACAACCTAATTACTATTCGATCACAGAGAACAATAAACGAATTAAGGACATTTATTTGGAACAATGGACGTCCAGAAGCAATGAGGGGATACAACGATGACTTGACAATGGCACTCGCTATTGGATGCTATGTTCGAGACATAGCTTTCGAAGCAGGAAAGGTAGAACAAGAATACCGAGAAGCATTCGTCAACTCAATGTTTGTAGCAACTACAAGAATAAATAATCAGATAAAGGGACAAGAAGGTTACCGCAAGGAAACAAGTAACATGGATTCGGAGCAACGACAGGCAGCAGAGCTTGCACAACACTTCGGATGGCTTTACAAGGGATAATACATTATGGCAAAGAACAACAGCAACCCCAAAAATAATCAATCAGCTTTATTCAAGCAGTTGACTCGCCTCCTCTCTGGTCCATTGGTAAACTACCGAACCCAGACAAGCAGAAAACTATCAAGAGTTCAGTTAGACAAGTTCAAGTTCCAGTCCGCATCTGGACTAAACTTCAAGAAGGCGAACTACAACCCATTTGAGCAACTAAGCACCGCTATTATGGCGAACCAAATGCGTGCCGAGCGATACCAAGACTTTGAGCAAATGGAATACACTCCAGAAATAGCCTCCGCAATGGACATTTACGCAGACGAGATGACTACATCATCAGACTTATCTCCACTTCTATCCATCAAATGTTCAAACGAAGAGATAAAGTCAGTTCTAAACGAACTCTATCATACCGTTCTAAACATTGAACACAACCTATTTGGTTGGAGTCGCACAATGTGCAAATACGGAGACTTCTTCCTATACCTCGATATTGACGAACGCCTCGGCATCCAGTCTGTCGTCGGACTACCGACACACGAAATAGAACGACTTGAAGGCGAGGACAAGACAAACCCAAAATACGTCCAGTTCCAGTGGAACTCAGGCGGACTAACATTCGAGAACTGGCAGGTAGGGCACTTCCGCATCCTCGGCAACGACAAATATGCCCCATACGGAACTTCCGTCCTTGAACCCGCCCGTCGTATTTTCCGCCAACTTATCCTACTCGAAGACGCTATGATGGCGTATCGTATCGTTAGGGCACCAGAACGCCGTGTATTCTATATTGATGTCGGAAATGTATCCCCATCAGATGTAGAGCAATACATGCAAAAAGTAATGACGCA